AATCTGGTGGAGACGTGTTTAAATTAGCTCTTTATACCGCAGGTGCGACTTTAACTTCTGCTACAACATCATACACTACTTCTCAAGAAGTGTCTGCTTCTGGTCAATACACAGCAGGTGGTGGTGCATTAGTTAATGCAGGAACATCAATCACTGCTGGTGTAGCAAGAGTTGACTTTAACAACTTATCTTTTACTGGTGTAACTTTAACTGCTAGAGGTGCATTGATTTACAATACATCTGCTACTGTTGCTAACGCAGCTGTTGCTGTATTAGATTTCGGTGCAGATAAAACTGCAACTTCTGGTACGTTTACAATTCAGTTCCCAGCACCAACATCAACTGCAGCGATCTTAAGAATCTCTGGGTAATCATAGGAGGTAACTTCCTATGTCCAATACCTGGGGTTCACAGACTTGGGGCTTTAATCAATGGAATGATTTATCTAACGTAAGTTTTTCCATTACAGGGATTCCTGTATCTGCAACTTTAGGTGAAGAAACTACAGCCGGTGAAATTAATTCTGGTTGGGGTAGATTAGAATGGGGTGCTCAAGGTTGGGGCATTCAAGGTACTTTAGAAGCAACAGGTAATTCTTTATCTTCAAATTTAAATTCAGTTACTGTTGATACAGAAATAAATATTGGTTGGGGCTCTGATACCTGGGGTTATGAAACTTGGGGTATATCAGGTTTAACTGTTGATCTAACAGGAATTCAATTATCAGCAAATTTAGGTTCACCAACATTTAATATAACTGCTGATGTAGATGTAACAGGTGAAGAAGCAACTATCACTCAAGGTGATACTTTAGGATCAGCAACTGTAGATGTAGATTTAACTGGTCAACCAATGACTATGACGCTTCAATATCAAGAAGCGATTGTAGATCCAACAGGACAAGAATTAACAGCTAATGATGGCACAGCTGATTTAGATGCAAATACTATTGTAGAAGTTTCAGCAAATTCTGCTTCTACTTGGAATGGTAATTATGCATGGGGCTTTGGTGCGTATGGTAATGAGCAAGTAACTACACTTGCTATGTCTATGCAGGAAGGAGATGTGGATCCTGCTCCAGATGTATCATTAACTGGTCAAGCAATGGCCATGTTCCAAGGTGAAGAAACTGTTACTGGAGATGCTAATGTAGATGTAACAGGTCAAGCCATGACAATGGCTGATGGAACAGCTGAATTAGACGCAAATACAATAGCTGCTGTTACCGGTCAAGAAATGACTATGCAGGAAGGTGATGAAACAGTCACTGGAAATGCTATTGTTATTCCTACAGGAAATGCCTTGACAATGGCTACAGGAAGCCTTAGAACACTAATATGGAACCAAGTAAATACTGGCACAGCACCAGTTGTTCCACCAGGTTGGCAAGAAGTTGACACCGCTGCTTAAAAATAATATATTGACTTTACAGTCAAAATTTATAAAATTTAAATAATTGGAGACATAAAATATGGCAAACTCAACATCAGCTAATTTAAAATTAACTGTACAAGCAACTGGTGAGAACTCAGGAACTTGGGGTCAAATCACAAATACAAACTTATTAATTTTAGAACAAGCTATTGGTGGTTATGATGCAGTTGGAGTTACTTCAGGTGCAACTTTAACATTTTCAAATGGCGCATTATCAAATGGTAAAAATCAAGTATTAAAATTAACAGGCACAATTTCAGGAGCGGTTAACGTTGTTATTCCGGATTCAGTTGAAAAAACTTACGTTATTGAAAACGCAACTATAGGTGCATTTACTGTAACTGTTAAAACAACTTCTGGCTCAGGTGTAACTTGGGCAGCAACAGACAAAGGTACTAAAATGGTTTACTCTGATGGTACTAATGTTGTTGATACTGCATTTACAGATTTATCTTCAGACATCACTCCACAATTATCAGGTATCCTAGATACAAATGGTAATGATATTATTGTTGATGATGCTGGTGCGATTGAAGATGATTCAAACAATCCATATATAAGATTTCAAAAAACAGCTTCAGCTGTTAACTACATTGATGTAACTAACCAAGCAACAGGTTCAGGTCCAGCAATTGATGCTGTTGGTTCTGACTCTAATATTGATTTAAATATTTCTCCAAAAGGAATTGGAAGAGTTGTATTAGGTGCAGGTAAAATTGAACAAACTGCTGAAAAAGTTACAACAACTGCAACAGCTGCAACAGGAACTGTAAACTTTGATGTTATCACTCAAGCAGTATTAAATTATACTACAGATGCTTCAGGAAATTGGACATTAAATATTAGAGGCGATGGTTCAAACACATTAAATTCAATTATGGACACAGGAGAATCAATTACTATAGCACACATTGTTTCACAAGGTGGAACTGCATATTACAATTCAGCAGTTACAATTGATGGTAGTTCAGTTACTCCAGAATGGCAAGGTGGTTCAGCACCAACTGGTGGTAATACAAGTTCTCTTGATGTTTATAGCTATACAGTTATTAAAACTGCAGACGCAACGTTTACAGTTTTAGCATCGCAAACACAGTTTGCATAATAGGAGGAAATTAATAATATGCCATTAATTGCTACATTCGCAGCAGGATCTTCAAAAGGTTATGGCCAAGGTAGAGGTGGAGCAGGACCTGCATTTGTTGATTATTTAGTTGTCGCTGGAGGCGGTGGCGGTGGAATATATGACCAAAATAATGGAGCAGGCGGTGCAGGAGCAGGAGGAATGCGTTTCTCATATGGATGTTGTTCTGTTTCTCAAGTAGAAATTGCACCAGGAGTTGAATATACAATTACAGTTGGAGGTGGTGGAGCTAAATCTCCAGCTAATAATACACCCTCTTCTAGAGGAGGAGACTCAGTTGCATTTGCATGCGAAGCCTTTTCAATTACTTCAACAGGTGGCGGAGGTGGAAGACCAGGACAATCTTGTGGAGGATCAGGCGGCGGAGGAGTTTCTGTTTATTCACAAGCAGGAGATTCAGGAAATACACCCCCTACATCACCATCACAAGGAAACCCAGGAGGAAGTGGTTTTCAAACACCTAGCGCTCCAACTAACCGAGGCGGAGGCGGTGGAGGCCACGGCGGTTCTGGAGGTAATGCCAGTCCTGGAAATGATGGAGCACCAGGAGCAGGAACAGCGAATTCTATTACAGGATCACCTGTAACTTATGCATTTGGCGGAGCAGGTGGTGGAGGCCCTTGTGGCGGAAATGGTTGTGCTGAAGTAGGAGCTGGAGGCGGAGGCGGAAGACAAATGGGAACTGCCGCTAACGGAGGTTCTGGAGTTGTCGTAATTAGAATTCCATGTGGCCCTGGAGCTACTGCAGTTACGCCAGGAACTAATACAGTATCTACTGATGGTTCAGATAAAGTAGCAAGATTTACAGTATCGGGGACTTTGACAATATAATGGCACACTTTGCAAAATTAGATGAAAACAATGTAGTAATTAACATTATTAAAGTTGATAACGCAGATATTGCAGCTAATGGTGGAGATTGGTCTACTCAAGCCGAGCAATGGGTTAATAATACTTTTGGTGGTACATATAAACAAACTTCATATAATTCAAATAATGGTAAATATATGGTTGAAACTATTACTGAAACTTATGACGATGGAACTGCAAAAGCTAGAACTTTTCAAGAACTAGAAAATGATCCTAGATGTAGAAGATGGAGTTATGCTCAAATAGATGGTGTTTACGATTCTACAAATGATGTTTTTATAGGTAGAAAACCTTATAATTCATGGATATTAGATACAAATAATTGGGTTTATAAAGCTCCAGTAGATTATCCAAGTGTTGTAACTTATGGAGATAATGCTCCTTATTTTATAGTTTGGGATGAGGACAATTTAAGATGGTTAGGATATGACAATGTAAACAACGAATTTGCATGGGATCCTAATTCTTCTTTTTGGTCAGCAACAGGAAACTAGACTTTAAATTAAAATTTGTTATATAGTCTTTAAAGGAAAGACTAATAATGTTTCTTAAACACGTAAATATAATTTATAATAAATCTTTACCTAAACATATTTGTTCTAATATTATTAAATTCTGTTTAAAAAAACAGAATATAAAAAAAGGAACCACAAGAGACAGTGCATCTGAAAAAATAAGAAATTCATACGTGGTCTGGAATGATGAAACTTGGATTAAAAATATTGTAATGAATTATATTTTTGATGCCAATAAAAAATTAAATTGGAATTTTGATATTTCTTCATGTGAAGATATTCAGTTTACAATTTATGGACAAAATCAACATTATGACTGGCATATGGATAGTAATGATATTCCATATCAACATGGAAAATTTAAAGGTTTAATAAGAAAAATATCTGCTTCTATTTTATTAAATGATAATTTTGAAGGTGGTGATTTTTTATTTAATTTTAGAAACGAAAAAGATCCTAATATTATTTCAACAGTTAAAGAAAAAAATGTTGGAACAGCTATTGTTTTTCCTTCTCATATTAGACACAAAGTTGTACCTGTAACTAAAGGAACAAGATACAGTTTAGTATGTTGGAGTTTAGGAAAACCTTTTAAATAAAATGATAGAAGTAATTGATGATTTTTTAGATATACAATCTTTTAAAAAAATAGATGACATGTTTTTTAGAAATAAAGAATTTCCATGGTTTGTTAATGGAGTTGTAGATAATAAAGACTATAAACAATTTACTCATATGTTTCACATAGCACACAAACCTAATTCATATTATTTTGATAATTTAATACCTATTTTTGATAAACTAAAAGCAAAAGCTTTAATAAAAGTTAAAGCTAACTATTTATGGAGAACTGAAAAAATTATAGAACATGGATTTCATACAGATACAGCACAACATATTCAAAATAATGAAGTTAATTGGAAAACAAGCATATTTTATATAAATACAAATAATGGATATACTAAATTTGAAAATGGAAAAAAAGTATTAAGTAAAGCTAATAGACTTGTAATTTTTCCAGCAAATGTTAAACATACAGGTACAACATGTACAGACAAAGAAGAAAGGATTGTATTAAATATTAATTACTATGATTGAACTTAAAAGAGATAATTATTTTATTAGCCCCGTTTATTATGGTTTTGATGATTCTTTTGTAGAAGATTTAAATAAAATTACTGATCCATATATTAAGGATGCAAGAAAAATGAATAAAAAAATTATAAAAGAAACTAATGACTTTGGATTAACTCACCATTCTACTTCATTAATTTCTGACGAAAAAACAATAGATTTTCAAAAAATGATTTTTAATACTGCTTTTGAAATACTAACAAATCAACAAGGTTATGATTTAAAAGATTACCAGCTATTTATAACAGAACTTTGGGTGCAAGAATTTTCTAAAAATGGAGGAGGTTGGCATGAAATTCATACACATTGGAACGGTCACATCTCTGGTTTTTATTTTTTAAAAGGAAGTGAAATAACTTCTAGACCTGTTTTTCATGATCCAAGACCAGGTAAGTTAATGAATGATCTTCCCATGTTAAATAAAGATGCAGTTAATGATGCTCAATCTGCTGTCAATTATATTCCTAAACCTGGAACAATGATATTTTTTCCATCTTATTTACCACATTCTTATATTGTAGATAATGGAAAAGAACCTTTTAGATTTATACATTGGAATATACAAGCAATTAATAAAGGAGCTGTAGGTAATGGAACACAAAAATAAAGACATAAAAGTTATTAAAAATTTTCTAATGAAAAATGAGTTTGATTTTATTAGTAAAATTATTACTGGAAGTGATTTCTCTTGGTTTTATCAAAAAGAACAAAATGCCCATGCTAAAGATGGTTTTTTCTTTTCACATATTTTATATAATTTTGATCGTATAAATAGTGATAATTTTGATAATATTATTACACCTCTTTCTAGAAGAATAGGTTATGAATCATTAAGAAGGTGCATTATAAATTTAATAACCAGAAGCGATGTTCCTAGACGATCTATTTTTCATAGAGATTTTGATGATGATAGACTAACAACAGGATTACTTTATATAAATGATAATAATGGTTATACTGAATTTGAGACAGGTGAAAAAATAAAATGTATTTCAAATATGTATGTTGAATTTCCATGTAAGCTTAAACATAGATCAATTTCTCAAACAGACGTGGATGCTAGGTGTGTTATTAATTTAAATTATTACAAATGAGTTTTAAAAAAAATAAATATCATGTAATAAAATCTGTTATCTCAAAAGACTTAGCTAAAGTTTCTTACAATTATTTATTGATAAAAAGAAATGCAATTGCTTATATGCGAGAAAATAATTATTTAGCTCCTTTTGATAATAATTTTGGAACTTGGGATGATGAGCAAGTTCCGAATACATTCTCTATTTATGGTGATCCATTAATGGAAACATTATTATTATATATAAAACCTAAAATGATTAAAGCTACAGGATTAAATTTGTATCAAACATATTCATATGCAAGAACTTATAAATCAGGAGATATTTTAAAAAAACATAAAGATAGACCTAGTTGTGAAATATCGACCACTTTATTTTTAGGCGGAGATAAATGGCCTATATATTTGAATAACGGAAAAAAAGATATTAAAATAAATTTAAAAGAAGGAGATATGTTGATTTATAAAGGTTGTGATTTAGAACATTGGAGAGAACCTTTTAATGGAGAGGTTTGTGTGCAAACTTTTTTACATTATTCAACTAATGAAAAATTATTAAATGATACAAGACCAATGTTAGGATTAAATAGTGATTTTTCCAGTAATATGCCTAGATAATTTTTTCTCTGACCCAAAAGAAATTGTAGAATTATCTAAAACATATTCATATAAATCTACAAAAACTTACCCTGGGTTAAGATCAAATGATTTATCCGAAAATAAATTTTTTGTTGAACGCCTTACAAACAAAATTTTAAGTGTTATTTACCCAAATGAGTTTAGTTTAATATCTTGGTATAATTATTGTTCTTTTCAAAAAGTACCTCCAGGTATAGATGGAGATGGATGGATTCATACAGATTGGCCAAATCAAAGTGAATTAACTGCAATAATTTATCTATCTGAAAACTGTAATGTTGGAACATCTATTTATAAGCTTAAAAATTATAATATACAAAATTCTGAAAAAGGTGATTTAAAAAAAGATTATTTTATTAATCATGAAAAATATAAAAAAGAAGAGGTAAATAAACTAATAAAGCAAAGAGATTCTTATAATAATAATTTTGAAGAAACAATAAATATTAAAGGTATCTATAATAGATTAGTTATGTTCGATTCTTCCATGTGGCATGCAGCTCATATTAATAATACAGACGAAGAAAGATTAACTTTAATAAATTTTATATCTAAAATAAATATAAATTATTCAGATAAACAATTAAATTACCCCATTCCTACAATGAACAGATTATGAATATAAAAATATTTAAAAATGTTATTAGTAGACAAAAACAAGAAGAAATAAAAAGCACTCTTCTTGAAGAAAGAATATTTCCTTGGTATTTTATAAAAGATGTTAGTGCAAGTAAACAGGCTCGTCCTGGAATGCAACATGAATTTTGTTCTATTCAAAAAGGAATAAATTCAAGTTATTTTGATAATGTACTACCTATAATTCATTTTATTAAAAAACCTGAATTAAATATATTAAGAGTTAATTCTTTTTTACAATTTCCAAATCCTGATTTTAAAACTTACGATACACCACATTATGATTTACCTACAAGAAAAGATAAATATACTGTATTTTTATATTATGTTTTAGATTCTGATGGAGATACGGTCTTCTTTGATAAAAATAAAAAGATTATTAAAAAAGTAACTCCCAAACAAGGAACCGCTGTTATGTTTGATGGAAAATATTTACATACAGCTTACCAATCTAATAAATATATAAGATGTATTATTAATTTTAATATTGATGGTTCATATGAAGAAAATATAAAATATGCAAATTCATAAAATAAAAGTATCTACAACTATGAATATTTTTGAAGATAATTTAAGTTATCTAGAGGATTTTGATAAATTTAATAAACAATTAGAAAAGGATACTTTAAGTACAGGAGATATACAAAACCATACAACTAATGCTAAAGCTTATATGACTCATTGGCAAATGGCTGATAAGTTTGATTCTTATGCAAGGTTGTTAAAAATTATCTGTTTAGAAAAGTTATCGAAATATGACGACTATAATCCAGTGCAGGGTGGTAATATTAATTTTTATTGTAATGATATGTGGGGACTTGTTTATAAAAAAGGACAACAAACTAAAAAACATAGACATTTAAATTTGTTTTCATTTACTTATTATGTAAAAACATCAAGAGATTGTGCACCTATTATTTTTTCTGATCCTGGTTACTTTGAAGTTAAACCTAAAACAGGAACTCTTTTAATATGGAGAGGAGAATATGAACATTATGTACCTAAACAAAATACAGATAAACCAAGAATTGTCATAGCTGGAAATATAGATTATCAAAATAAACCAGTAGCCAGAACAATTTAAATTTGTTATTATAGATCGCTATGCTACAAAAACTACAGTTTAAACCAGGTTTTAATAAACAAACAACACAATCAGGAGCAGAGTCTCAATGGACTGATGGTGATTTTGTTAGATTTAGATATGGACTTCCAGAAAAAATAGGTGGTTGGCAACAATTAACTATTGATAATGAAACTCTTCCCGGTGCAGCAAGAGCTCAACATACATGGACATCTCTAAATGGTGAAAAGTATGCAGCTATAGGGACATCACAAGGTTTGTTTTTATACTATAGTGAAAAGTTTTATGACATCACACCTTTGGATACAGGAATTACTGGAGCTAATTTTGATGCATCAACTGGTTCTCCAACAGTTACTGTAAACAAAACTTCTCATGGATTAAGCGCTGGACGATATGTAACGTTTTCATCAGTTACTGTTCCAACAGGATCAGGTTATGCAACAACTGATTTTGAAAATAATACATTTGAGATATCAAATGTAACTGCAAACGCTTTTGACATTACAATGCCATCTAACTCTGCAGCTACAACTTCAGGAACAGGTTCAGCACAAATTGATCCATATGTAACTATTGGTCCAACATTTCAAACAGCAGGTTATGGATGGGGTACATACTTATGGGGAGATTCAACATGGGGTACGGAACGTACAACTAGTGACGTGATCCTGGATCCAGGCATCTGGAGTCTTGATAACTTTGGAGAAATATTAATTGCAACAATTAATAATGGTCGAACATTTACTTGGGATGCAGGTGCATCAAGTCCAAGATCAAATAGAGCAACTCTTATGTCAGGAGCTCCTACTAAAACAAGATTAACTTTGGTATCCGATAGAGATAGACACTTATTTCACTTTGGAACTGAAACAACTATTGGAAATCCTTTAACTCAAGATCCAATGTTTATAAGATTCTCAAACCAAGAAGACTATTCAACTTACCAACCAACAGCAACAAATACTGCAGGTACATTTAGATTAGATACAGGTAATAAAATTGTAGCAGCTGTTCAAGGTAAAGATTATGTATTTGTATTAACCGATAGTGCAGCATATGTAATTCAATTTGTAGGTCCACCGTTTACGTTCAGTGTTAGACAAGTTGGAACAAACTGTGGATGTATTGGACAAAATGCAGTTAGTTATTCTAATGGTATGATATTTTGGATGTCAGGTGAAGGTGGATTTTTTGCATTTGATGGAACGGTTAAAGCACTTCCATGTTTAGTAGAAGATTTTGTATTTACAACAACAGGAAATAATCTAGGTATTAACTACAATGCAGGTCAAATTATTTATGGTGAACACAATACTTTATATAATGAAGTAACATGGTTTTATCCAAAAGCTGGAAGTACACAAATTGATAGATGTGTTATATATAACTATGGAGAAAACTGTTGGACAACTGGATCACTAGCTAGATCATCATATGCAGACACAGGTGTATTTGATGTACCTTATGCAACACAATATAATTCAACAGCTACACCTAATTTTAATATTCAAGGAATTACAAATTTATATGGAGCATCTATATATTATCAACATGAAACAGGAACTGATCAAGTTAATTCATCAGGTACTACTTCTATTAATGCTTATATTCAATCAGGTGATTTTGATATATCATCAAGACGAGGTTTAACAGGTGAATCAACTGGCATAGCTGATTTTAGAGGTGACGGTGAATTTATTATGTCTATGAATAGATTCATACCGGACTTTCAAGTACTAACCGGTAATTCAAAAGTCACATTACTATTAAATGATTATCCAAATAATACAGCTTCAAGCTCTCCACTTGGTCCCTTTACAATTACATCATCTACTGATAAGGTAGATACTAGAGCAAGAGGTCGATTGCTCTCAATTAAAATAGCTAATGACGCTGTAGGTGAAACTTGGCGTTATGGAACATTAAGAGTGGATATTAAACCAGACGGTAGAAGATAATGGCAACTGCAACTTTAGACGAATTAAGATTACAACAATTATTACAATCTTTTGAAAATAAAAATACTGGTATAACTAATACTACAGCAGCTTCACCTTTTATAAATACTTCAGATATACTTAATCAGTATAATGTTCCTAATTTACAAAATCAGGATTTAGTTAATCAATTAATTCAAGAAAATATGCAGAAAAATATTACATCCGATTTTATTAATGTTCCACAAGATTATTACCAACCTATGACAAATGAAGAACAAAATTTAGATCTTTCAAGATTTCAAAATATGGATTTACAACCAGGTTATTTAGATAGAGCTGGTTCTTATCCAGGTACGAATTTTAATCTTAATCAACCAAACTTTTTTCAAAGAATGTTTAATAGAGCTAGTGATATATATGGCTCTGGTAGAGATTTAATTGGAACAGGTATTGGAACTTTATCTAATGTTTTAACAGGTAATCCAATTATAGGTGGAGTTATGTCTTTATTATCAAGAATGGCAAGACCAATGAGTTCATATCAAATGAGTGATTTACAAAGAAGAGGATATGGAGATGAATTATCTAGAATTTATGGACCAGGTGGTATTATGCAAGGATATAATCCAGTGAGTATGTTTGGTAGAGGACCATTAGAATCTATTATTAACAGAAGAAATAAAGCTAAAAGCGAAGCAATAAGAAATAAATTAAATGAAGAGATAACTAAATTAGGTGGATCAACAGATACAAATTTATCCGCTTACAGAGCATCAAGACCAGCAAGTGAAAGAAGATCAACAGGACCTGCAGGTGGTGGTAGAGATAATACTGGTGGAGATAAAGGAGCTAAAGGAGCAGCAGATTCTTTTTCTAACAGAAGTGGAATGGGAAGAACTGGATACTAATGGCTAAAGTAGCAGCATATGTACCTGAACCTAAACAAGAATATGATGTCGAGAATCAAAGACAAATATTAGAAGCTATTGCTACATTAAAAAGTGAATTAAATTTTTCATATCAAGATGATTTAAAAAAAGAAACTGAAAGATTTAGTTGGTTTAATACGAGGTACTAATGTCTTGTAATAA